GTCCTTTTAGCGAAATCGTTAATGTAGTAGGCGGTTCGAGGCAACTACCACCCAATGCTCCTAGTTTAACTGCCGCGTCAGATACTTCTTCTGTGACATTATCGTTTGCAGGTGTTCCTGGAACTGGTCATACTATTAAAAATTATACTATAGAAAGATCTACTGATTTAATACAATGGTCAATATTAAATTCCACACTCACTTCAAGCATAATAATTGTCGACATAAATTCTGTACCAGAAAATGAGTTTTTTACCCCTACTCAAAAATTTAATTTTGCAGACAATTTAATATATTATACTGATGTAGGATTAGGATCAGATACGTTATATTATTATAGAGTTAAATTTTTACAATTTAATGGAGTTGAGAGTCCATATAGTCCTGTTGCTACAATTAAAACTGTATCGGGCGCACCAACTCCTACAACAACACCAACAGTATTAAACTTAACTATAGCAGAAGATGGAGCTGGTTCCGGTCAATATTCGTTTAGTAGAAATCATAATAATCCAGCAAACACTAATAGAATGTTTGCATGGATTTCTTCCGGTTCAGATATACCAATAAGTTCTGTTACATATAATTCTGTTTCAATGACTTTGATTGAAAGATTTAGTTCTTCTTCAGGGGAAGGTGGAACTAGATTTGTTGCTGTTTATTCTTTGATGAATCCTACATTAGGCACTAATCCTGTTGTTGTTACAACTTCTGACGGTCAAACTGCTAGAATTGAAGCGTTTTTTGTTTCTGTATCCAATGCTTCTTCTACTGGCCTAGTTGTTACATTAGATGAATACGATGCAGCTGCGCCGTTTTTTACCAAGATAGAAATAACTCCACAAACAGGCGGAAATCAATTATTTATGGTCGGTGCAAGATGGAGAAATTCTGCTGCCGATATAGTACAAGAATCTAGTACTAGAATTACCGTAGATACTGAAGGATTAAATGATCAAAGTTCTAGAGCGTCGTTAACTTATTTTAATACTAGCGATCGTATTGCCGGATCTACGCTAGTTTGGAATTCAAATTATGGTGGCGTGACTCAATTAGGATTAGCTGTTCCTGGGACATTTGAAATAGTACCTCCGCAACCGACAGACGTTATATTTTCTTTTGACGCTGGAAATATAAATTCGTTTAGTCCTGGAAGTACTAATCTAAATGATTTGGGTAGTAATAATAATGACGCAGAATTAAAAAATGGGGTTTTCTTTATGAGTAACGAAAATTCCGGTATCTTTAACTTCGATGGCGTTGATGATTATATTCAAGTTTTAAACCAATTTAATGATCCAGAAGAGTTTAGTATTGATATTTGGTTTAAAACTGACGATATTACTGGCAAAAAACTAATTGGATTTGAAAATACTAACACTCAAACTGGATCAACTAGTTATGATCGTCATCTGTACATTGGAACTGATGGCAAACTTAGATTTGGTGTTTGGGACGGAAGCGCAAAAATAGTAGTTTCTAACAGCATAGTAACTAATAATAGATGGTACAATGCAGTAGTCACATATAAAACTGGGCAATTTAGCCTTTATGTTAATGGAGTTTTACAAAATAGCGGAACATCTAACCAAGCTCAAAATTATTTAGGATATTGGAAGATAGGAGCTTACGCTTTGGGTGGTTGGTTAAATGGTGCTACTGGTTATTTTAAAGGAAAAATAGGCCCTATTAAATTATATAATAGAGTGTTAACTACAACAGAAATTTCTTCTGGATTTAATAGTAATTTACTAAGATTAGGCACTCCAGATTCTCCGGCAGTTAATTTAAATGTTATTGATGGAAGTTCTATTACCATAACTGTAACAGCAACACCAACAACAGGCTCTACTATAACTGGTTATACTATTGAAAAATCTTCTAATGGAGTTGATAATTGGCAGCAAATAAATTCAGGAACAAATAATTCTTATATTGACAGTGGGTTAAATACATCAACCACGTATTATTACAGAGCTAGATTTACACAAAGCAACGGCGAAACTAGTCCTAACAGTCCCGCAGTTAATGCAACTACATTTGCTGTATCTAACATTGTAACCGATGGATTATTGTTCAATTTTGATTCCAATAACACTGCATCATATCCTGGAACAGGCTCTGATGTAACTGACGTTTACGAGTAAGGAATACTAATATGCCAGTTAAACCTAATGTTACTTTAAGTGCTGAGAGCGCCGGTTCAATTTTATTGAGTATGGTGGCTACCCCAGACTCGGGTCAAAACGTCACCTCATTTGACGTTCAACGTTCTTTGGATGGTGTAACGTGGACGAATGATTCGACCACTCCGGTAAGAGAGGATGAGGTGCCGCCTTTCTACAACAACACGCCAACTAAAACCGTATCAAAAACTGGGCCTTGGAACAATACAACTACATTTCCTACGATCCAAGCTGCAGTTGATACATTAGTTCCTGGAGATGTAGTTGCAGTTGGTCCGGGTGCGTACAACGAGGTTGTCCATATTAAACGTTCCGGCACCACGGCGCAACCCATTATCATACGCGCACTAGATCCAAATAATAAACCCACTGTTGACGGAGCATTTACTCTTCCGGGAGCAGATAGTGGGTATACTACTATGACAATACGTGGCGTTAAGCAAAATGCGGCGCAGCTACCTTTAGCTGGAAGCGCCGAGTTTGTAACGAATGAAATTTCTAAAATGCCATCATACAACAAACCTTATGTGACATTAGAAGATGGTAAATTTTGGTTTTGGAACAAAAATGGTTCTTGGTATTCGTATGGATCTCCTTTCGGCGTTATCAATTATACTGTAGGCCAAGTCGTAAAAGTTGCGTTTACTTTTGCTGAAGATCCTCGCGCTAATGAGGGACCATATCCTAGAAGACTAATCGAGGGTCGAGTCTCTACCTTAGTAACAATAGAAGCCAACAATATTATTTGGGATAGCATTAACGTTATACGATCTAAATCTACTGGAATGTTAGTCGGTAACTCTTCAAATGCAGGATGGTTTTACGCTGATCCACAAGAAGATTTTACTAAAGTAGCAGATCCTAATAATTACGATCCTACGAGTGGGCCAGTTTGGAGCTATAATGTAAAGGTGCTTCGTTCTGATATAAAGAAAAGTTGCAATATTGGCCTATATTTGACTCACATATATGACTGTTTTGTTGGGCAGTGCGATATTAGAGAAGCTGAGTATGGAAATTTCTATTCTAGAGAACAACATTTGTTATTCGACGAACCACTCACTCCTTGGGCATGTGCTGTGATGACGGTCGGGAAAAATATTTCCCTCATAGAAAATATAATAGCACAAACTATGGGTGAAGGAATTCATTGCGGCCACCATGTTTATAGAAATCAAAAAACATTTAAGCAGGCAGTAAATTTAAAAATTAAACGTAATATAATATTCGATAACTGGTCGGCGCAGATATATTTAACACAGATCCAAGGCGGAGAAATTGATAGTAATATAATATACCACAGCGGCGATACGAGATTTTATCAAAAATTTGATATAAATTCGGCGAACTGGACTCCTGGTAACCACATCGACGTCGGCAGCGAAAGCGCGAGTTGGGCTAGTGGATTGCCACCACCTGATGCGTTTGGTGGTGCGGGATCCCAAAACGTTGTAATTAGCAATAATGTTAGTTTTGGTGCGTACACGCCTTTATATTTTAGTAAATGGACAAAAAATGTATTTAAAAATTTAAAATTTATCAATAATACATTTTTTAATGTAAAAAGTTCAGTCTTAGGTAACAGCAAAACGTATGCATCTGACGCTATTTTAGACGGTATAATTATTAAAAACAATATTTTTAATAATATGATTAATGGTAGAATGGTTGAGCGTTGGTGGCAATCTCCGAATCCTTGGAGATGGGGGCCTGTTGCGAATTTGCAAACCGGCTATAATCTTTGGTCGCATACTCCTCCTTCGCAAACAGGAATACGCCCCGGCAATCTACCTTCTCAACCAATCGCTTTAAGCGGACCCGGAGACGTAGTTAATACTAATCCGGGAATTACGAATTTAAATTATACAATTACAGCTATATGGACTGCAGATGGCACAGTCCCACTATTCGACTCTAATGCCTTTAAGCTAGTATCATCTTCACCGGCTATAAATGCCGGTCAAGTAAATGTTGCAGATGTCCCTAGAGACTTTTTTGGAAACAAACGTCGTAGTGATTCGTCGGATATTGGGGTGCATGCATACTTTATAGCTAATGACCAAAACTATAGAAGTAGAGGATTAACCGCATCTACACAATATCGTTATCGCGTCAGATATACTCAGGGAAACGGTTCTGTTAGCGATTGGAGTGATGTCAAACTAGTAACTACCTTAGCGTCTGGTAGTTCTACTCCGCCTCCACCTGCCCCACCTCCCCCACCCTCAGGCAGAGCAAAAAATAACGGTAAACTGGAACCAAGAGCTGGAAGTTACGCAACATTCGCTTTTGAAAATAGCGGTATATTTCAATTAGACGGAATTGAAGATTTCATAAGCACATCCACTCTGTACACGCCGCAACAAGTGAACACGTTTAGCGTTGGCATTTGGTTTAAAACTACAGAATCTAGGGGAAGAAAACTAATAGGGTTTGAATCAAATCAAACAGCCCCATCCTCCAGTTACGATCGACAGTTATATATTGGCACTGATGGTAAATTGTACTTTGGTGTGTATGATCAAAACACTTCAGTGACGAATAAAACTGTATCTTCAACAGAAATAGTTAATGATGATCATTGGTATTATGGGGTTGGGACATATACTGCCGGTGGATTAATGAAATTATATGTGGATGGAGTTAAAATAGGCGAATTGGCTGCAGCCTCAGCCGAACAGTTTAGCGGGTATTGGAAGATAGGTGGTTTTAATCTATCGGGGTGGCCGAACGGAACCACCAATGGATACCTTCAAGGATCCATAGGCCCAACGCAGGTATATAATAGAGCCTTGACTGATCTAGAAATTTTCACCAACTACAACGCTGAAAAAGCAAACTTTAAAACCTCAGCGAGCCCCAGTATCACGATCTCGGGCGCCACTGCTAGCTCATTGAATATTTCTGTAAATGAAAATTTAGATTCAGGAACCACAACTGCCAAAATAGTTGTGCAAAGTTCAATTAGTCAAAATGGCCCTTGGACAACGCTTCCCAGCACCAAAACATTTACCGATAGTAATTTGTCCGCGTCCACCACATTTTACTATCGAACAAAAGTAACACAGAGCAACAAAAAGAATAGTGATTGGAGTTTGGTGGTATCATCGGCTACAACAGCTACGGTCTAGAAACCTAGACCCTACGATAAACAACGGGACAGATTGCACGGGCGGAACTTATGGTCAAGTCTCAATGTTCCCAGCCACTGCACGAGTTTTGAGAAGGGCGCCAATTTTATCATAAAAAGGAAAATACATGTCAACAAACGGAATACTACAAGCTACATCTAACATCGTCGCTAATTTTACGAACGACAACAGCGGAATTTTAAATTTCGACGGTACTGAAGATTACGTCAGCACAACGACACAATATAATACTACAGATTTTCCCAATTTTAGTATTGGTTGTTGGTTTAGAACAACGGATTCTAATTCCGGAAAGCTTATTGGATTTGAAAATACTCAAACATCCATTACATCTAGTTCATATGACAGGCAATTATATGTAGGGTCTAATGGAAGGTTAACTTTTGGTACTTGGAACTCTACAACTTTTTATAATACTATATCTTCTCCGCAATTAGTTAACGACAATTATTGGTATTACGCCGTTGGTACATATGACGGCACCACAATGAAATTGTATATTGATGGTGTTAAAGTCGCTGAAGCAGCTGCGCCTACTCCTTTAAATTATTTGGGGTGGTGGAGAATCGGCGGATATAAGCTTTCTGGATGGCAGTCCGGAAGTGATGGATATTATAGCGGAAAAATTGCTGGGGCGCATGTCTATAATGCAGCTTTGACTGATGCAAATGTGTTATCTAATTATCTAACAAGAAAATCTAGATATAAAACCACACAAAACCCAACAATATCAATTACGGCATCGACACATAATTCTGTGTCAGGCACAATCAATGATGCTTTGGATTCTTCGGGTAATTTCGCGTCATCATATCAGGTGCAAAGAGCCACATCTCTAGCCGGAGATTGGACTACTCTACAATCTACAACAAAAACGTTCATTGACTCAACTGTGGTTGCTTCAACCAATTATTTTTATCGAACCAGATTTATTCAAAATAATGGAAAAAATAGTGATTGGGGGCTTTCTGCGGAAATTCGCACATTACAAACTCCAACGGGAAACCTTCCTGTTCCAGTACTGGATTTGACACCAATGTCTAAATCTGAAATTTTTGCAGATGTTATAGTTCCCTCTGGACAAATTGCCACATCGTATGCCATTGAACGAGCAAGCACTAGTTCTGGACCATGGACACAAATCAGCACTTCCTCCGCAGAATTAGATAAAAATTTAAATACAAATACTGCTTATTATTATAGAGCAAAATATTCTACAAATGTTGGGCAAAGTGATTATAACTCTCCTGTATTGGCAACTACTTTTAACCCACAACCATTAACATCTCAGCAGCTGCGCGATGCAGGATATGTGTTAGTCACGGATTATGGCGCAGATCCCACAGGTGTTGCAGATTCTACCGTAGCAATTCAAAATGCAATTAACGCTGCAGCTAGAAAAGCAGTATGGTTTCCTTCAGGCACATACACCATCAGCGATACTATCCGATGTTATTCTTGGGAAGTATATCCAAATACATCCACTGGCCTCACGGCGAGACACACGCTGATTGGCGCACATTCAGGGGAAAGACCCAAATTTAAAATTGCTACTAACGCGCCATTATTTGACAATTTGCTGCAGCCGCGTCCCATGGTTTCATTCATAAATTTCAGGTATCTCAACGATGCTACTGCGGCTACTGCTATACCAAATTATAATACGTTCCATCCATTCGAAAGACCCAGCGGATATAGATATGCGCATGGTAATTTGTTTGATGCGACATTCTGTAATATCGATTTAGACACCAGTGGGCATGTTGCTGCTGTCGGGCTGCATATGCCTGCATGTCAGAACAGTATAACCAACAACATTAAAGTTACGGCTACAGGATCTCTATGTGGTTTTTGGCATCTACCTAATGCTGGTTCTCCCGCAGTTAACATCGAAGTTGTTGGAGGGCAATATGGGATAAGATTCGACGCTATTAGATATTTTGGGGGTTCAGCTAGCAGTAACACTTTGTTAGAGTCAGGATCCGGTGTGTCTATAAGTGGTGTAAAATTGAGCGGCCAGACTGTGCAATGTTTAGTTACTGATGATTATTCGCCATTAGTAATTGTCGGGTTCGATTTTCAGCCTGCTTCTACAGGTGTAGCTTGGGGTCCTCAGGGCAATCTTCCTAGCGTAAACTTCGGAATTTCTAACCCAAATTTTAGTGTCGATAATTTTTCTTTAATTGACGGCAAAATTGTGCAATCTACTGGCATAGTATTCAATAACGTTTACGGTAAAACAATTTATTTAAAAAACGTTTACGTCAGCGGAACAAATTCATTAACTCGTTACAAAACTAGAACCACTGTTTCCGGAACAGGGGCATGGAAACTCATAAGAGAATATTGTTCAGTAAAGGAGGGAGCATACCCATACGATTATACTCAATTTGAAGCTACCTTGCATCATTACAGCATCATTGATGGTATAATAGCCAACGGCAATACCAATCCAGAACCCATCATTACAATTAGTAATGATGTTTCTGCGCCTCCATCAGATTTAGTAACTAAACACTATCCAGAACAATTTCCATGTGTTGACAATGGCCCATGTGTGTTCGTACCATTTACTCCAGTTCCTCTTAGTGGGCCGTTATCTGGAGCTGAAGTTTACCCGCGAGACCGTGTGACAGGGCTTCCTACTTCTTCTTGGGCGAATATAGATAACAGAGCCGCCGTTCAAACAGCAATCGATCAGGCCCAAGCAGCCGGTCATGGTAGGGTTTTCTTGGGGGGCGGCAGGATCTATATAGGCGCTCCATTGATTCTACGGTCTAAAACCAAGCTTATGGGAACAGGTTTAGGTAGGACTAGGGTTTGCGCCTCTAGTTTTTGGGTTCCTACTAGTGGTTATGTGTTTATGATAACTACTGATAATTACAAAAATGCAACTACCTCGTTATCATTCCTGAGTATAGATACACCGAGACTACGAGGATCTTTTTCTTTAAATTCTACTACCGGGTATGACATGTATACTGGAGACAGGTTCTCGGGCATCCATTGGAGAGCTGGTAGACACTCTAAGATAGGGCACATATATCTTGAGCGAGAATATTTAGAAAATATACTCAGACATCCGATGAATTATATGTACCTGACGGATAATGGTGGGGGTAGACATTATGGTATAGGTGCTGATGGTCGCGGCAACAGTGGAAGAAAATACAGAGCAGTTAGGATGGAATCTACTACCGAACCTACTCATTTTTATGCGTTTAATCTTGAAGCCGGTAAGAGTACGAGCAATCTTATATTTACACCGGAAACGAACGCCGAGCTCATTAACTGCAAAAATGTTCGTATTTATGGAACAAAACGCGAAGGCGACGCATCAACGATCATCATAACAGATTGTGACAACATAGCGTACTATTCTGCGGGTGGCGCTATGTTAACAACAATAAGATATGGTGAAGTTCCATCATCTCACATTTATGTAAAGGGGTCATCAACAAATATCTTAATTACTCTAAGCCAGCCGCAGCAGGCAGTTAGTTTTACGTCATACAACATAGTAGATAGAACTTTACCTGCCATATCAGGTACTGTCACAGTTAACGGAACTGTGGTCACGGGAACTGGTACTTCGTTTACAACATCATTATCCAGTGGCGTATTGGGGTCAATAAAATCAAAACCTAACGGCGATATTTCGAGCGTTAGATTTAATAATTCTGTTATTAGTGTGAATGGGATCATAAAGGAAGTGGTCGATATAACTAATAATACTCAACTTACTGTTAATTCTGCATTCAGCGGAGTATCCACTACCACTCAATACGGCTTGTTTAGAATACCCGCTATTAAACACACTGAAGTTTTAGCAATTTACAAAAAAGGCAGTATAAACGATGATGCGATGTGGTAAAGTTAACCAACCTAAATAAAAAGTTAGACTACAATCGGAGACCTTAATGGCCAATCCTAATTCTAGAGAAACCCTTAAAGATTATTGCATGAGATCGTTAGGATTTCCAGTCATTGACATCAACGTTGATGAAGATCAGCTAGAAGATCGAATAGATGAGGCATTACAAAAATTTTATAGCTTTCATTTTGATGGAACGCTAGATACGTATCTAGCGCATAAAATCACAGAAGCAGATGTGCAAAATAAGTATATTCTTGTGCCCGATTTAGTTGTAGGTGTTACTAGAATTCTTTCTATAAGCAGTTCTGTTGTAAACTCAACGTCAGCCGCTAACTTTAATATGTTTGATCTAAACTATCAGTTAAGGCTTAATGAATTTTACGATTTCACTTCTTCTTCTTACACATATTATGTTATGGCTCGGCAGCATATAGAATTAATTAATTTACTTCTTATAGGTGAAAAACCAATTAGATTTAACAAAACTACAAACAGAGTTTATTTGGATCTTCGTTGGGGATCTGCTGTTAATGTTGATGATTATGTCGTTTTACAATGTCAAGCTATAACAAATCCAACAGAGTATATAAAAGTTTATAACGACAACTGGTTAAAAGAATACACCACTTGTTTGTTTAAGCGTCAATGGGGATTAAACGTTTCTAAGTATTCCAACTACTCATTGCCTGGCGGTATTCAAATTAATGGGGAAAGAATTTTAGCCGAGGCGGAAGCTGAGAAACTTAGATTAGAAGGTGTTCTAAGAGATACTTACGAAGAACCTCCGATGTTTTTAGTCGGTTAAAATAATAGGTAAATATAGATGGCGATTTCTGTATATTTTAACAACCAAAATGCAACTAGAGAGCAATTTCTTGTTGAAGATTTTGTCATAGAAGCTATTAAAAATCACGGAATAGATGTTTACTATATTCCAAGAGCTTCTCGAAGTACAATTGACGTTTTGTTTGGCGACGATACCGTCAAATATTTTAATGATGCGGTTAAAATTGACGTTTACCTAGAAACTTTTGATGATTATGAGGGCGACCAAGAATTTTTCTCTAAATTTGGATTAGAGATTAAAAAATCTGCCAGAGTAGCCTTGGCCCGCAGAACTTTTGAAAAGTTTGTATCCTCTGCTACGAATATTGACTTTCCTCGCGAAGGCGACTTAATTTGGTTGCCTATTCAGCAAAAATTAATGGAAATTAGATTCGTAGAACAAGAAAAAAACTTTTTTCAATTGGGTAGAAACATAGCTAAAGCAGCTTATATGTATGGATTAAGTATAGAAGCCTTTAAGTATAGTGGTGAATTTTTAAACACAGGTATGACTGAAATTGATGATATTTCTGCCGATAACACATATTCTATAGAGTACTCTATGGCATCTGGAGTGGGCAGTTATAAAAAAAGAGAAATCGTCTATCAAGGTCCTTCTTTACAAAATTCAACCGCAACTGGGATTGTTGTAGATTACAATAAACCAAATAACAAATTAATATTGCGTAATATGAAAGGCGCTTTTGTTGCCGGATCTCCAATTGTAGGAACTGCTAGCAGCACGTCATTAAACATCGTCAACTTTGATGCTATGGAAAATAAAGCTGATCCGTTTGATAATAACGTTATTATTGAAAATGAGGCCGATAACATATTGGACTTCACGGAAGATAATCCTTTTGGAACTCCATAATGTTATCTAATCAACATTTTTATCATAGAATAACTCGCAAAATAGTGGTTGCTTTTGGATCTTTGTTCAATAACTTGAGGTTGGTAAAATACAATCTTGCGGGTAACCAAGAAATAGAAAGAATCATAGTTCCTTTGACTTATGCATCAAAAGAAAAATTCTTTGTTCGTATTACTCAAGATCCAACGTTGTTTAAAGAAGTTTCTTTGACATTACCAAGAATGTCGTTTGATCTCAATTCAATTACATATGATCCACTAAGAAAAACTTCATCTTTTGTCGATTCGACTCCATCTGATGGTGGGATCATAAAAAGAGTAAAGAAAGTTCCGTATAATTTTGATTTTACCTTATACATTTACGTTAGAAACACTGAGGATGGAACTCAAATTGTTGAGCAAATTTTACCATATTTTGCTCCAGACTATACAGTAACAGTAGATTTGGTTAGTCTTGATGGGTTAAAATTAGATGTTCCTATTATTTTAAACAGTATTCAATATGAAGACGACGATTTAGGGTCGCCGGAAACAACCAGAACAATGACTTGGACCTTAACGTTCACAGCTAAGGGGTATTTGTTTGGATTAATTGATGGCGATGGAATCGGTGGTGGTAAATTGATTCGTAAAGTCACCGCCAATTTATATTCTCAAGTAGCCAGTACGGATAAAACATTCACTTTTAGTTCCGGGAATGGCGCGTTTAAAGTTGGCGAATTGGTTTATCAGGGCAACAATATCAATTCAGCTACGGCCACCGCATTTGTTAAACAATGGGAACCTTTATCCAATAATCTTATCGTATTTGATACCACTGGATCGTTTAATAAAGGGAAATTTATTACCGGCCTCTTAACCGGAGCCAAGTATAACGTCGCGACTTATTCGAATGAAGATTATAAAGTTGCAACTATTACGGTAGTTCCAGATCCATCAACTGCTAATGTTGGAGATGATTTCGGATTTACTACAACAATAACCGAATACGTTTAATATTCACTTGGTGATTTTATGATAGATATAGATAAAAATTTGGCTGATGTTTTGGGCACAGAATATATTCCTGCCGAAGAAACAAAATTTGAAGAAGACAAACAGCTGACCATACAACCTGAAAATAAAGTCGAAGAAGACGCTGACTTCGCTCGAAATAACCTGTATGGGTTAATTGAGAAAGGTAACGAAGCCTTGGGAGGTATATTAGAAGTTGCAAAACATTCTCAACACCCAAGAGCATATGAAGTTGCCGCTAATATGATTAAACACCTTTCAGATGTTACTGAAAAGTTAATGACAATTCAAAAACAACAGCAAGATATATTAAACGCATCAAACGCACAACAATTTGGCGGGATGGTCAGTATAGACAAAGCAGTGGTGTTTACTGGATCAACTTCTGAATTGTTAAAACAGATTAAGGCTGAAAACGCCAACGTATAATGGCTATAGCTAATAAAAATAAAAATTACCTAGCTAACCCAAACCTCAAAAAGGTTGGAGTTACGGTAAACCTGAATGAAGAACAGATCAGGGAATATCTAAAATGCGTTAAAAGCCCAATTTACTTTATTGAAAATTACGTCAAGGTTATCACCTTGGACGAGGGTTTTGTTCAGATTGAACTATACCCATTTCAAAAAGAAGCAATAAGCGACATAAACAATAATAGAATGGTTTTGGTAAAGGCCGGTCGCCAGATTGGTAAAACCACAATGGTGGTTGGATATATTTTGTGGTACATACTTTTTAATGAGGATCAATTTGTCGCTATACTGGCCAATAAAGCCCCAACCGCCCGTGAAATTTTAAATAGAATTAAAATAGCATATGAAGCTCTTCCGCTTTGGTTGCAACAAGGCGTTAAAGTTTGGAATAAGGGCGATATCGAATTAGAAAATAAATGTAGAGTTATGGCGACTTCTACCGCATCTAGCGCTATCCGTGGTTACTCAATTTCACTTCTATATCTTGACGAATTCGCATTCGTTCCAACAAATATTGCTGAGGAATTCTTTACTTCCGTTTATCCGACCATCTCTTCCGGTAAAAGATCCAAGGTATTAATATCGTCCACGCCTAATGGAATGAACCATTTTTATAAAATGTGGACTGAGGCTAAAGAAGGTAGAAATGGATTTATTTCCATTGAAGCTGATTGGAGGCAGATTCCCGGCAGAGATCAAAAGTGGGCAGATGAGCAAAAAAGAGTGCTCGGTGAAGAAAAATATCTTCAAGAAGTGGAGTGTCAGTTTATTGGGTCTTCCGGGACTCTAATTCCAGGTTCAGTATTAAAAAATTTAGCCTTCGTCAAACCCATTTACCTGGGAGAAACTGGAATTAAAGTATACGAAAAACCAGTTAAGGACAGGCTGTATACTTTGGTTGCTGATACTTCTAGAGGTAAGGGTCTAGACTATTCTGCCGTAACGGTTATTGATTGCACTGATATGCCATATAAATTGGTCGCGACCTATAAAGACAATGAGATCAGTCCTCTACTTTTCCCGACCATATTAAAAAAGATAGGCGAATACTATAATAACGCTTATGTGCTATGCGAAATTAATGACAACGGCCAACAAGTTATTGATACGTTATTCGACGATTATGAATATGAAAACATCCTATGTACGGGCGAGGTAAGAAATAGAATTCAATTAACTTTTGGTCAAGGAAACAAAGTTACTCGCGGCATTAGGACCACTAAAAGCGTTAAACGTTTGGGTTGCTCTATATTAAAAAGTCTAATAGTAAATCAAAAATTGCTAATTCAAGATTTTGATGTTATATCAGAATTGTCCACATTCGTAGCTAAAGGTAATAGCTATGAGGCCGACGCCGGATATCATGACGACTTAGTAATGTGTTTGGTTCTTTTTTCTTGGATATCCAACCAAGCTAATTTCACTGAACTAAATTCTATAAATATCAGAAGCCGAATGTACGGCGACCAGATGAAGATGATTGAAAATGAGTCATTACCTTTGACTATAATGGGGTCTTTTGACGATAATCCAGTTGAATACGTTGAGGATGGATCTATCTGGAATATAATTAGTACTAATCATTAGTGGAAAACCTAGAATAGCTAAATAAGTCGTAATTCGTATCTCCAATTATAGGGGCGTAAATTCATGTTTCAAGTATCACCTGGTGTAGTTACATCTGAAGTTGATTTAACAACCGTTGTTCCTTCAGTTGGAACAACAACTGGCGCTTTTGCTGGAAATTTTAACTGGGGTCCAGTAAATTTCCCCATCCAAATAGCCAACGAAACTAAACTAGTAGAATTTTTTGGTAAGCCAAACGACGAAACTGCAGTTTCTTTCTTTACCGCAGCTAATTTCTTAGCTTATGGTAACGATTTAAGAGTAGTTAGAGCGTCAGTCAACGCCAATAATGCGGTAGCAAATACTGAGCTTTCTAGCAACGTTTCCATTAATAATGCAGACGTATACTCACAAAGTTACTATTATGCCAACTCTTCAACTGCTGGCGCGTTTACTGCTAGATACCCAGGTTCAATAGGAAACTCTTTAAGAATTTCGGTTTTTGCTAATACCGATGTTTCGCTATTTAATAGCTGGGCGTATAAAAATTTGGTCCAAGCAGCTCCAGGAACTTCCCTCTCCGTAGCTGCCAAGGGCGGTGCCAACGACGAAATGCATATTGTCGTTGTTGATGAGGATGGATTAATCTCCGGAACAGCAAACACAGTTCTAGAAGTTTATCCTTTTGTTTCTAAAGCAAATGACGCTAAAGATAGTGTTGGTAATTCAAGTTACTACCGCGACGTTCTTTACTCTAAGTCAAAATATGTGTATTGGACTGATCACCTAGACGCAGCAAATACTTCTGCAACTTGGGGAACAAGCTCAGCCGGAAAAACTTTTTCTGATATTAAGTTGCCGGGTGGTGCGTATAACGTATCCTTAACAAAAGGAACTAATGGGACGGCAAGCGTCGGCGCTCTACAAACCGCTTATGATAAATTTGCAAATCCAGACGAAATTGACGTTTCTCTGATTATGACAGCAAATCACAGCCCGGCAGTTGTTCTTTACGCCATCAACAGCGTTGCTGAAGTTCGTAAAGATGCAATAGTTTTCGTTTCACCTACGCTGTCTAACGTTCAGTCTGCTACTGCTGCTACCGATGTCGTCAACTACAGAAACAATGCTCTGAGCAACGTAAGCTCGAGTTATGCAGTAATTGACAGCGGATGGAAATATCAATACGACAAGTATAGTGACATTTATCGCTGGGTTCCTCTAAACGGCGATATCGCTGGACTTTGCGTTCGTACTGATCAAGTCCGCGATCCTTGGTTCTCGCCAGCCGGTATGTCTAGAGGCAACATTAAGAACGTTGTTAAACTAGCGTACTATCCAAATAAAGCCGACAGAGATACTTTGTATAAGAACGGAGTTAATCCTGTTGTTTCTTTTGCCGGTGAAGGAACTATGCTGTATGGCGACAAAACTATGTTGGCGAAGCCTTCTGCCTTCGATAGAATTAATGTGCGCAGATTGTTTATTGTACTAGAAAAATCTATAGCTAGAGCTGCTCGCGCTCAATTGTTTGAATTCAACGATGAGTTTACCAGAGCGCAGTTCGTTTCTATCGTAGAACCATTCTTGCGTACAGTTAAAGGTCGCCGCGGAATATTTGACTATCGAGTTGTGTGTGATACCACAAATAATACTCCAGAAGTCATAGACAGAAATGAGTTTATTGGGGACATCTATATCAAACCAGCCAGAAGCATCAATTTTATTCAATTGAACTTTATTGCTGTTAGAACTGGGGTTGTCTTCGATGAAGTCGTTGGCCGTTTCTAATAAATACCTAAAAGCTTAGGAGATAACAATGGCTTTTAATATTTCTGAATTTCAATCTGCAATGTCTTTTGACGGAGCAAGACCTAATTTATTCCAGGTCACTATTCCGGTATTCGATCAAAAATTGACCTTCACTTGCAAAACTGCCCAGTTACGTGGGTCTACTTTAGGCGTAATTGAAGTTCCGTATTTTGGTCGTGCAGTAAAGTTAGCAGGTAACAGAACCTTCCCTGAGTGGGTTGTTACGGTTATTAATGACGAAGACTTCCTAATTCGCAATCAATTAGAAGAGTGGATGGCAAGCATCAATACCCATGAAACGAATTTGGCAACTGATTTATTTCAAGGTTATTCCTTTGATGCTTCAGTAGTCCAATACGGAAAACAAGGC